TAATTACTAAAAGACGGAACAGTAAGGGAGGTAACTTACACGTACCTGATTACAATGCCACGTTTGACCAAACTGATAACTCATTATTGGTATATCCAGCTTGGCGCAATAGGCATGGAGTTACACCAATTATTCCAACACATCAAGGAGGCTATAGAAACTCTCACGTTTGGTACGCACTTGATTCATTTAACAAACTAGAAAAATAGTGGCAAAAAAAAAGGCGACTCAATCAGAAAAAGAATACAGAACTTATAGAATTGCTGGACTATTAGCTCGTGGTGTAACGCGGTCAGAAATCATAAAATATACCGCGGCTGAATGGGGGGTGAAGCTTAGACAGACAGAACAGTATATCCAAGATGCTCGTATAGTTCTCAAGAAAGATTTTGACATTGACAGAAGGCAGTTTACCGCGGACGTTTTAAGTCAGCTTTCTACACTACAAAAAGAGGCAAGAAACAATGGACAATTACACGTAGCTTTAGGTTGTATTAACGCTATGGCAAAGATTGCACAAATATCAACATGAGCATATTAACTAGAGAGGGTTCAGTCTTAGATATTGCAGGCAGTTGCGGTGTTTCGATTAATACACCAGAACTATTAGAAAAGATAAGAAATGATTTACATGAACCGCAAAGACAATTCTTTGATAGCAGTAATACTGAAATCTTAGGCTTGTCAGCTGGTTATGGTGCAGGCAAAACTAGAGCGCTGTGTGCAGTTTGCGTGAAATTAGCAGCTTTAAATGTAGGATTTACTGGAGCGGTCATGGAGCCAACTGGTCCTTTAATTAGAGATATTTGGCAAAATGATTTTGAGCAATTTTTAGAATATTACGAGATTCCATATACACATCGAGCTAGTCCACTACCTGAATACATATTGCACTTACCTGAAGGTGATACAAAAATACTATGTAGAAGTTTTGAGAACTGGTCTAGAATAATTGGTCTAAATTTAGCTTTCGTATTAGCAGATGAAATCGACACTGTCAGCCCAACTGTGTGCGATAGAGCATTTCCAAAGATTTTAGGAAGGTTAAGGGCAGGTAATGTTAGGCAATTCTGTGCAGCAAGTACACCTGAAGGTTTTAGATGGATGTGGAATACTTTTGGATCAGAAGCAGCGCAAGAAAGATCAGACCGCAAACTTATAAAGATGAAAACTCAAGATAATCCACATTTACCAGAAGATTTTATAGAAAGAATGCAAGCAAACTACGATCCAAGTATGCTGCAAGCTTACCTTAACGGAGAGTTTACCAATCTCACAACTGGACAAGTTTATGACAGACTAGTAAGAGAGTTAAATATTGTTAACTCTACACCTGATATTTCTAGTGAGCCTTTGAGGATTGGAGTGGACTTTAATATTGGCAATATGAGCGCTGTGATTGGAGTTAAGCTAGGTGAAAAGCTATTAGTGATTGATGAAATAGCGTCAGCACATGATACAGACGCACTTGCACAAGAAATACAGCGTAGATATTCTAATCGTAGAGTTTATGTTTACCCAGACGCAACAGGAGGAAATCGTAGTACAAATGCTACTAAAACAGATATACAAATACTCGAGACCTATGGCTACTCGAATCTTTCAGCTAAAAGCAACCCACCAATTCGAGACAGGGTCTCTGCCGTGCAGGGCTTGCTATGTAACGGAAAAGGACAAGTACGTTTACACATTCATGCAAATTGCAAACGCTTAATAGAGTGTCTTGAATTGCAAAGTTATACTGAAAAAGGAGAGCCAGATAAAGAAGCTGGTTACGACCACATGAATGACGCACTAGGTTATCTGATTTGGCGTGAGTTTAACCCACTATATGCAAGATCTGGTAAACGAACTGGTGTTAGATTGTATTAATGGATTACACTATGTTTAAAAGTTTGGAGTTCTATTGTGTATAGCGCTTACGGAAGAAAATTTACTAGAGAAAGGACAGGCTATACCACTGACGTTAATGATCCATCATTGACTTGGTTTAATCAAGAACCACACTGGCTAATGATTGAAGATTTAGCAGGCGGTACGTATGAAATAAGAATGAAACACCGCAGATATTTACCACAAGAACCTAGAGAGCAAGACGATGCATACGAAAATAGATTAGCTAGAAGTACTTGTCCACCTTATTTTCAAAGACTAGAAAGAATGCTTGCAGGTATGCTGACTAGAAAGCCTGTAAAACTTCAAGATATTGGTGACGTACAAAGAGAGCAATTATTTGATGTAGATTTACAAGGAAATGATCTCAATGTGTGGACTTACGAAGCTGCACGTAAAATGATTAGATATGGTCATGTTGGAGTCCTAGTTGATGTACCGCAAGATGGTAACGGCAGGCCATATTGGGTTACTTATACTCCAAGAGAGATATTAGGCTATAGAACTGAAGTAGTAGATGGTAAGACTACATTTACTCAATTAAGACTACTAGAAAAAATTATAGAACCTGAAGGCGAATATGGAGAAAAAGAAGTAACGCAAGTAAGAGTTTTATATCAAGGTAGGTACGAAATACATAGAAAAAACGACAACGGCAAGTTTATAGTTGTAGATGAAGGCGAAACAACACTATCCGAGATACCTTTTTCTGTTGCCTATTCAAATAGATTAACCTTAATGGAATCTAGACCACCACTAGAAGATATTGCAGAGCTAAACATCAAAGCTTATCAAGTTCAAAGCGATCTAGATAACCAATTACATATATCAGCAGTTCCTTTACTTGGTTTCTTTGGCTTTCCTCAAAGTTCTGAAGAAGTTACTGCGGGACCAAATGAAGCCATAGCTTTTCCAGCAGAAGGAAGGGCAGAGTATATTGAACCTACTGGCAGATCATTTGATTCTCAGTTTCATAGGCTAGAACAATTAGAAAAGCAAATTAATGAATTAGGTTTGGCTGCAGTACTAGGCCAAAAACTAAGTGCAGAGACAGCAGAAGCAAAAAAGATAGATAGATCACAAGGAGACTCAACTATGATGGTAGTAGCGCAACAAATGCAAGATTTAATAGATAACTCTCTAGTATTCCACGCACAATTATTAAATACAAGTGAGATCGGCAGTAGTTTTGTTAATAGAGACTTCTTAAGCACTAGATTAGAGCCTAAAGAAATCCAAGCTTTGTTACAACTCTATACAGCTGGCACGATCACACAAAAAACATTACTAGACCAATTAACACAGGGTGAAGTATTGGGTGACGAGTTTGACGTTGAGGAAGAGATAGAAGCAACCCAGATGGGCGGTTTAATTGATACAGAGGCACAAACACCAGAACCAGAACCAGACCCTGCAGAAGCCGAGCAAGAGGAAGAATGATAAATGGCTTTGCCAGAAGCAATATTCAGAAATGCTATAGACTTAAACAGGTATGGCAATAAAGTCTCTACGGACATAGCACGTAGATTTGTAGATATTTGTGTTGATTCTGTTCAACAAATAGCTGTATTAGAAAGAGTAGGACTAGGAGATTCGTATAGAGCTAATAGATTGCGGTCTATAGTAGCGCAGATGGAGAAAAGTCTTAGCGGTTGGAAAAAATATGCCAATAAACAAGTTATTACTGAATTACAAGGCTTGGCAAAAGTAGAAGCTGGTTTTATAGAAAACCAATTAAATAAATTAGTGCCTAGTGCAGCTAAAGCGGATTTACAAATCAATGGAATACAGATTAGTCCTAAGTTTGCAGAAAGTATTGTAACTATTGACCCTACAAGGATTAAATCTAGAGCCGTAGGACAGCAATTAGCTAGATTCTTAGGCGAAACCACATTATCTGATTCGTTAGGAGCAAATATAACTTTGCCTAATGGAAACATAATGCAGCAAGCATTTAATAGGATTGCTGAAAACTCTGTACAACTTTTTAGAAGTAGCGTAGAAGATGGTTTGTACACAGGCGAATCTATTGCACAAATAACTAAAAGATTAATTGGTAATAGCAAAACAAGAGATACAGCAAACATATTACAAATGGCGCAAAAAGGAGGCATATTAACCAGTCCACCAATAAATCAGGTTAGAACATTAGTTAGGACTAGCGTTAATCAGGTTTCAAACACTGCAGCTTTAAATGTATATAAAGCAAATAGCAAAGTAACGAAAAAATATGAATATGTTGCGACTTTAGACAGCAGAACTTCTGCAGTTTGTAGCGCTTTAGATGGAAGGGTATTCGCTTATGAAGATGGACCAAAACCACCACAACATTTTAATTGTAGGTCTACTATTGTTCCTGAGATAGATTACGACAACTTACCTTTTGACCCCCCTAAAGGAATTGCGAGAAGGTCGTCTGTAGATGGGCTTATGCCAGCGAGCATGAACTATGGCGAATGGCTATATATGCAACCAAATAAAGTACAGGCTCAAATATTAGGAGGTAAATTAAATCCTAAAACTAATAAATATGAAGGTGCATTTAGATATTTCCAACGATTAGCGAGTAAGAATGACAACCCAAGACAAGCACTATCTAAGTTTGTAAGGGCTGATGGTAGTCGAATTACACTAACTCAACTAAAGGCCAGATATGGTAAACCTGAAAATATACCAATAGTAAGCACTCCTGTTCCTAAACCAGCAAAAGTTGCACCTAGGAAAGCACCTAAAGATACTTATGCACCTACAGTTCAACCAAAGATTGCAATATCTCGTGGAAAAGATATAGTAGCTGGCAGATTAGCTTCACTAGATGGCTTTAGAAAAGAATATAAAGGTCTATTGAGACAACATACAGAAACTAGAGGAGAGATAAGTGTAATACAAGAAAAACTGAACGCTATTGTCAGAAAAATGAATAAGACATCGAGTATGGCAAAGTTTGTAGAATTAGATAAAACAAGAGATCCATTTAAAGCAGCAAAGGCAGTATTAGTTACAAAAAAACAAAGTATAAGGGCAGATTTAGCACGTATAGAGAAACAAGGAACTATGCAAATGTTTGAGTTGCGTAAGGAGGCTATAGCTAATTCAACAATTACTAGCGCTGAAGCAAAAGAAGCAATAAAAAACATTTCATTTATCGGACAGAAAAAAGGTAGAGATTTAATAAAAGCTGATCTTGAAGAGTTTGCATTAATGTTTAATGGAGGCGGTATAACGAAACGTGGAAGAAAAATAAAGTACAGGCCTAATCAGATTGATACTGTAAAGATTGCAAGTGGTAGAGCGCATAACACAAGTTCAGGTAGAGGAGGTAGTTTAATCAAAGTACCAGCTGAAAGCACAGGATATTTTGGAGAAAATGATGTAAGAGCTACAGTATTTCATGAAGCTGCGCATAGTCTTGAAGGTTTTAATGAAAAAAATGCATCACTAGCCATTGCCTTTAGAAATAACAGAGTCAAAAGTCTTACACCTGTAAGTCCTAAGAATTTAAAAGGTACTATTAGTGACGGATATTCTTTAAGAGAGGCAGTTTTAAAAGATAGTTTTATTTCTCCTTATGTTGGAAGGCCATATAGGACTTCATCTATCGACACTAATATTATTCCTAAAGGTGTTAAAGCAGGGGAAGTATTTGACGAAGCAACAGAAGTTATTAGTATGGGTGCAGAGCATTTTAGTGACCCTGAAAACATGTTTAGGCTTTATCAAGCTGACCCTGAGCATTTTTATATGATTTTGTCCCTTACACGCACAACTTACTGATGATTACAAAACTACAGATTACGGAAGGAGAAGAAACTGCAACAATTACGTTACAATCTAGTCCTGATTTTGTACGTTTTTCTGGTAGCGAAGAAATAAGGTCAGATATAGAGTTTGAATCTAAATTTGCATACAATTCTGTAGGCCACATAATGAATCTCGGTAATATACACGCACAAGATTTATATATTTTTATGATTGACCTTTATGGCAAAGAAAATGTAGAAGTACTAGAGGGTAAAGAGCAGATTAAAGATGATGACAAAGAATTAGCTATACTAGAAAAAAATGGAGTTACCTAATGCCAGCTTCTATGTACAAAATGGGTGGGAAGAAAAAGAAGAAAAAAAAGAAGGGAGGTAAAAAATAATGTATCAATTCAATACTGGTAAAAAAGAAGAGCCAGTTAATTGTCCAATGCCTACAAAACCTAATTTTAAATCAATGTCAAAGATTGAATTAGAAGAATATGGTCGTACTATAGGCTTGGAGTTAGATAGACGTTTAACTAAAACTAAACTAATTGCACAATTAGAAGGGCAAGTTCAATGAAAAAGAAAAAAACTGGTCAAGGTCTATATGCAAATATCCACGCAAAAAGAAAACGTATTGCAGCTGGTAGTAATGAAAAAATGAAAAAAAAGGGAGCTAAAGGCGCACCAACAGCAGCACAATTTAGAGAGGCAGCAAAAACTGCAAAGAAACCTAAGAAAAAGAAAAAATAATGACGGAAAAGGAGAAAATCGCGAATAAACTAAAAAAATATGGTCTTAAGGGAACTAATATACCTAAAAGAACAAGTAAACACCCTACAAGTTCTCATGTCGTATTAGCTAAAGAAGGTAGTGAAGTAAAACTTATTAGATTTGGTCAACAAGGTGTAAGCGGTGCAGGTGCAGACCCAAAAACGAAGAGAGGTAAAGATAGACAAAAAAGTTTTAAGGCAAGAATGGCTAAACATATATCAAAAGGAAAGATGAGTGCAGCATATTGGGCTGACAAAGTAAAATGGTAAGCTAGTATGTGAACAAACTTACCTTGCGGGTATGACAGAAGAAACTAACCAAGAGGCTGCGCCAACTGGTAACACAGAAGAGCTAACAGCTTTACTTTCAAAAATACAAACCCTTGAAAGTAGTGTCCAAAAAATGGACTCTAAGAATAAACAATTATTAGACGAAAAGAAAAAGTACCAGCAGCTAGAGCAAACGCTATCTACAATGCCCGATGGTACAGACGTACAAAAACTACTAGAGTTCAAACAAAAGGCTGAACAAGCTGAATTAGAGGCCAAAGGAAAGTACACTGAAGCACTACAGGCCAGAGACCAGCAATTTAGAGAAGCAAGTGCAACAAAAGATGAACAGATTAAAAATTTAGAATCTAAAATTAAAGAACTTGAATTAATTACTCCTACTATCTCTGCTTTAGCTGAAATTGTTCATGATCCAGACATGGTTCTGAAAACGAAACTAAGCATAGATCAAATCAAAAGAAAAGAAGATGGTACAGTAGTTGTTGTTGATGGATATGAAGAAACACCAGTTGCTAAGTGGGCTGAGAGTTTACCAAGCTGGTTAAAGAAATCAGATGTAGGCAGAGGATCAGGCGCACCAATATCAAAACATACATCAGGAAAATTACCAATAGGTATGGAAAAAAATCCATTTTTAAATGGTGGAAACCTTTCAGAACAAACTAGATTGTGGCAAGTTGATAGAGCTTTATACGAAAGATTAAGAGATGAAGCAAAAAAATAGTTGTTAATTTTGGTATTTTCTGGTTATTATGAACTGTAACAAGACTAGGCTGCGCCAAAGTCTGTAGGGCTGCGCCCGCTATATCGTAAACAATTATTCAGGTTTTTTTCATGGCCACTCTCAGGAGTGATGTGATTATCCCAGAGGTATTTACTCCATACGTCATAGAGCAAACAACTGCAAGAGATTCATTTCTGGCTAGTGGTGTTGTTCAACCAATGGCAGAGCTAAATGCTACTGAGGGTGGTGATCTCATCAATGTACCTTTTTTCTCTGCAAACTTAACAGGAGATTTTGAGGTTTTATCTGATTCAAGTTCTTTAACTCCATCAAAAATTACAACTGACAAACAAGTTGGTGTGATTTTACACAGAGGTAGAGCGTTTGAATCTAGAGATTTAGCTGCACTAGCAGCGGGTTCAGATCCAATGGGCGCAATCGGCCAGAAGATCGGAGCTTATATAGCAAACCAAAGACAGAAAGATTTACTTGCTTGTTTATCTGGTGTTTTTGGTTCAGTTAATACAACTGACTCTAACGCTGCATTCTTTGGTTTAACAATAGATGGTGGTTCTGGAGATACACCAACTGTTTTAAGTCCTAGACACGTTGCTAAAGCTAAAGCATTGTTAGGAGATCAAGGAGACAAACTAACAGCGGTTTGTATGCATTCTGCTGTGTACTACGATTTAGTCGAGCGCAAATTAGTTGATTACGTCCTTGCTACAGATGGTAATGGCGGTTCAGCTACTGCATCTGGCGGTACAATTACACCAGCTTATGGCGGTGGAAATGATACTGTTCCTACATATTGCGGATTACGAGTAATCGTTTCTGATGATGTAGCTACTAATGGATCAGGTTCTTCAAAAGAATATTCAACATACTTCTTTACAGCTGGTGCTGTTGCAAGTGGAGAGCAAGCTGGTCTACAGACTGAAACTGATAGAGATATTCTTGCAAAGTCAGATGCTATGTCTATTGACTTGCACTATTGTTATCATCCTGTTGGTTCTAAGTGGGCTGTTACTACAACAAACCCAACTCAGTCACAACTTGAAACTGTAAGCAACTGGTCGAAGGTTTACGAAACAAAGAACTTAGGGATTGTTAGGGCAACTAACATTTCTACTATGGATTAACTGAGGTAACTTATTATGCCAAGTTTATTTGAAGCTGCTGCAGGCTCTGCTTTAGGAGTTGTTGCAGCACAAACAGGTTCTGTGACCCAAGCTAGTAGTAAATCTACTGGTGTGACATTAAATAATGTCGCTGGCGCGATCACATTGAACAATGCTGCACTAGGTGCTGGCGCTGAAGTTACTTTCACAGTTACTAACTCAAAAGTTAGTGCTGGTGACGTAGTTTTAGTGAATCATGGTTCTGTTGGAACAGCTGGTACTTATTTGTGCCAAGCTAATACTATTGCTGATGGATCTTTTAAGATTTCTCTCGGTAACGTATCAGGTTCTTCAGCTAGTGAAGCTATCGTCTTGAACTTTATGATTTTCAAGGCTGGTTAATGGGAATATTTGCGTTTAAACGTAAAAAAGAACAGGAGGCTGCAAAAGTGGCCTCTGTTCCCATTAAAACTACAAAGGTTAAACAAACTAAAGTAAATGGCGATCACAATAGTCGAAACAGTAAGCAGCGCAACAGCAAATAGCTATCAAACTCTTGCAGATGCACAAGCATTTATAGATGGGTTGATAGAAGATGATGACGTTGTTGCATGGTCTAGCGCTACAACAGACCAAAAAAACAGAGCATTATTTACAGCTACAAAAAGAATAGATAGAGAAAGATTTATTGGAGCGAGAGCAAAACAAGATCAGGCACTTCAATGGCCTCGACAGGGAGTAAGAAAACCAGATACATTTACCAGTACTTATACAAGTGGATTTCCATATAGAATTACAACTGATTATTATACTGAAACAGAGATACCACCAGAAGTAAAAGAAGCACAAGCAGTATTAGCGGTATATCTTAATAATAATAAAGATGGGCTAGGTTTATCAGGTCTAGAGGATTATAAAAACATCAAGATTGGTAACATAGATGCAACACCTAATTTCTATGGTGCTGTCGGTGCAGATCGAGTACCACCGCTATTTGAGAGGCTGTTTACAGGTCTCAGAATTAGTGGACCCGCAAACGTATCAATCAAAAGGAGTTAATCATGCTTTATTCAACAGCAAAAATCATTACAAACACAAATACACATTCAGGTAGATTTGTGAAAATAGTTGCATTAGTAGACACTGTAATCAACACCTTAACCTCAGAAGTTATCACAGGAACTACAACAGGGATTACATTAAAGCACAATGTAGCTTTAGAAATTAATTGTACCTCGATTAAATTAGACAGTGGCGCAGTAATTGCTTATACAATCTAATGGGTTTAGCAAAATTTCTTAAGAAAGCTGCCTCTAGTCCAATTAATAAACTTGGCGGTGACATAACTTACAGAAGGGTCACAACAGGTATCTATAATCCGACCAGCGGGTCAATGAGTGAAGTAAAGGCTGATTCCACTATAAAAGGTGTTGTGAGTCAAGTAACGCGGTCTGAAGTGAATGATCTAATATCTAGTCAAGATAAAAGATTAACTATCGGTGCCAAAGATATAGATTTTACTCCTACTACCTTTGATCGTGTAGTCATTAGCGGAACTTCTTATAAAGTAATTCAGATAAATACAACTGAACAAGGCAATACTGCTATTGCTTACGATCTTTTTTTAAGATGAGAAAAATACGTATAGACCAAATAGACGATGTAATGAAAGAGGCAGTTGAAGACTTAGTAGCTTCAGTAACATTACAATGGGCAGGTAGAGTTAAAAGAGCAACACCAGTTGACACAGGAAGATTGAGATCTGCTTGGCAGACAGAAATAAAATCATTTGAAGGAACTGTAGTAAATAATGTTGTTTACGCAGAACCAGTTTGTTTCGGTATAAATAAACCAGCATCTTGGGGAGGTGTATATAGAACAAAAAAAGGCACAGTAGAAGGTTTTCCAGAAATAATAGGAAAAGAATTAGAACAATATGCTAGAAAAGAGTATGAAAAGATAAAAAGGTCTATCTAGATGGCTGCAACAGATTTAAATACAGTAAGAGCTACTATTGAAAAACGTCTTAATGATGAATTTCGTAATGGTCAAAATATTCCTATAGTTTTTAATAATATCCCTTTTGATGCCTCTACAGTTGATCGTTATATTCAATGTGTTGTTGGATTTGGTGCAAGTGAATACCTTACTCAACAAGCACCCAATTCAGGAACTACTGCAACCAACCTTATTGTGGGTCTTTCTACTTTTAATATATATACAGAACAAGGATTAGGTGCAGGTGCTAACTTAGATATTGCAAAAAGATTGAGAGATTTATTTAATAGGATTACAGTTTCAGATGTAAGATTTGACTCGCCAGTAGGTCCAGAAATATTACAATCAAATCCAGAAGGTAAGTTCCAAACACAGATTAGGATAACATTTGAAATATATGAATCGTTAACAACATGATTGAAATTACAGAAGAAATGCTAGACGCAATCGAAGCTGTAAAAGGCAGAAGAGATCCAAAATATTGGGACCCTCGTTGCAGACGTTATATGGAAGAAAATAAGAAAGGTGTAAAAAAACCAAAAAAGAGTTAATATATTTATAAATCTTTCTTTTTATTGTTATGGCTGCTGTTAAAGGCGACGTAGGCCAAGTCAAGTTTGATGATGGTGGCTCGTCTGTAAACCCTGTTCTTGGTACAAGGTCTTGGTCAATGTCTATTACTAAAGACACACAAGAAACTACTGTACAAGGCGATACATTTAAATCTTTTGTTGGTGGACTTATCGAAGGTGAAGGCTCTGCTGAATTAGTCTATGACGCTGCTGCATCTGGAGAAACTGCAACATTTGTAGATGGTGCATTAGTTACTGGTGATCTTGGAACTGCAGCTTTTGAACTTTTCCCTGATAGTGGTAGTGGCACTAAAAAAATAAGTTTTACTGGACTTATAACTAATTTTGAGCAAAGTTCATCTTTGGGAGATGTAAATACAATAAGTATTACATTTAAACCATCTGGTACTATTACTTCAGCAATCTAACTGTAAAATTCTTCGCACTTATTTATGGCAACTGAAAGAACCGCAGACCTACTTCTTGGCGCTTTTCAAGATGAGATGGTCAGCAGAAAAAAATTCGAAGTAAAAGATAACAATGGTAAAACAGTAATTACTTTGTATTTCAAGCCAATTACTCGATACGCAAGAGTTAGAGCGCAACAATTAGCTAATTCAGATGAAGCTTTAATTATCTCTACTCAGTTACTTTGTCAGATGGCTGAGAAAGAAGATGGTACGCCAGCATTCGATATGTCAGACGCACCGATGTTACAAAGACAATTACCAGAAAAAGTATTAAACGATTTAGAGCTATTCCTTAATGGAATAGATATAGATATAGACACAGCAAAAAAAGAATAAAGAGGGATAATTGGCTTAACTTTGAGTTATTCCTAGCAACAGAACTTGGCAAGACATTACAAGAACTCAGAATGAATATGACTGAGGCAGAGTTAATATATTGGGCTGCTTATTATGAAAACAAATATGAAGAAGAAAAAAAAGCATTGCAACGACAAAAACGTAATTTAGGGTAATATACAATAAAGGGTTTTTTTTTATAAGTGGCACAGGCAAATGTAAAACTTACAGTTGACGCTAATAGTGCTACTAGAGCTTTAAGAGGGGTACAAAGTCAAACTACTAAATTACAAAATACTTTTGGTGGTTTAAGGACTGCAATAGCTGGAATAGGACTAACAGTATTAGCGAGACAGGCTGTAAACACAGCAGCAACTTTTAACAAATTAAATATACGTTTAAAATTACTAACCAAGGAAACAGGAACTTTTGCACAGTCTCAAGAAATCGCTGCACAAGCACAAAAAACATTTGGATTAAGTGCAACAGAGGCGCTAGAAGGTATTACAAATATAACAGCGAGGTTGGCACCTCTAGGAGTAGCTGTAGAAGATATTAAGTCTACATTTTTTGGATTTAATACTGCTGCTAAGTTAGCTGGTGCCTCAGCTATGGAATCATCAAATGCGTTTAGGCAATTAGCACAAGCATTAGGTTCAGGTAGGTTACAAGGCGATGAATTTAGAAGTTTAGCTGAACAAGTACCAACACTTTTACAACCTATTGCAAAAGAATTAGGTGTTACTATCGGTGAACTTAAAAAATTTGCATCAGAAGGTAAATTAACAAGTGATGTTGTATTGAGAGCGCTTAAGAAAATAGAAAAAGATGGTGGAGCTTCATTAGAGGCTTTGGTAAAAGCTGATCCAACACAAGTATTTAAAAATTTATCAAATGCAACAGAGGATTTATCTAGAGCTATTGGAGACAGGTTGAATGTAGTTGTTTTACCAGCTATAAGACTTCTGACTGAACTAACTGAATCTATTGCTGATTTTCTTAATTCTGGGGCTGGTCAGATAACTGTTTTATTTACTGGAATAGCTGCGGCAATAAAAGCTGTAACTTTCGTGACACCATTGTTAATAGGACAACTAGCTGGTGTAGCAACATCATTCCAAATCACTGCAGCAAATTCTATTTTGGCTTCAACTGGTTTGAAAGGTGTAGCAGCTGCTTCATTTATCGCTGCTGGTGGAATCACTAAAACTACTATTGCGTTACAAGCTTTAAAAATTGCATTAATTAAAACTGGTTTAGGTGCAGTCATTGTACTCTTAGGAACTCTAGCAGCAAAATTTATTGATAATAAAAACGCAGCAAAAGAAGCTGCTGATGCACAAAAAGAATTTAATGAACAGCTAGGAATAACGACAGACGAAGGAGGTGAGGCAGCAGAAATAATAGCTGAAATAACAAAAAAACAAAGAGAATTAAATAAAGAAAGAATTAGGCCAGCAACAAAAAAAAGGCTTACAGATGACATAAAAGAATTAAAAACACAACAGAAAATATTAGAAGGTGTAAAAAAAAGAAACAAAGAGGAGCTAAAAAACAAAAAATTTAATGATATAACAATTAAGTCATTAAAAAGTATTAATACATTAGAAGAAAAACTTACTGGAAAATCGAATGAACAAATAACACTTGAACAAAAAATTCTTGATATAAAAAAAGAATTTGAACCTGAAGATGCCAAAGCATTAATAAACCTTATAAAACAAGAAGAAAAATTAAAACAAAAACTTGAATTAATGGAAAAAAATAAAAAGAAAGCAGAAGAACTTAAGGAAAAATTTGCAGCTATTGGTCAAGAGATTGAAGGTAGTATTAAGGATAATTTAAGAGAAGCTATTACAGGCGCACAATCATTTGGTCAGGCAATGACAAACGTATTAAACAAGATAAGAGATAAAATTATTGACTCACAAATAGACAAGATGCTAGATGGTTTTGGTGATAATTTTAAAAAAGATGGAAGCGGTAAAGGTTTAGGAGGATTTCTTGGCGGAATACTTGGAGGATTATTTGCAAATGGTGGTCAGCCACCTGTTAATAAAATTTCAGTTGTAGGTGAAAGAGGTCCAGAACTTTTTGTTCCTCGATCTGCTGGTACAATTATTCCAAACAATGCTATGGGAGGTGTTACTAATAACATTAGTATTAGTGTAGATGCCTCTGGTAGTGCCGTAGAAGGAAATGATGCAGAGGCTAACCAATTTGGTGAACAGCTTGCAGCAGCTATACAGGCTGAACTTGTTAATCAGCAACGCACAGGAGGATTACTTGCATAATGTCTAACACTTTCCCTATAGCAAATCCTGTCTATAACACAGGAATAACCCCAAAACCAAAAGTTAATGTTGTCAGTTTTGGTGATGGTTTTGAACAAAGATTAACAGAGGGACTAAATCAAAATCCACTTACAGTTAATTTAGTATTTGAAGTTTCTCAGTCTGTTGCAAATACAGCTATTTTATTTTTAAATGAAAGAATAGAAAGCGGAGCATCATTTGATTACCAATTACCAAATGAAGCTAGTGCAAGAAAATTCGTTTGCACTAATTTTCCAAGAACTATTCCTTATTTAAACAGAGTAAGGCTAACTTGTGTTTTTAGAGAGGTTTTTGAACCCTAATGGCTATACCTTTTGCAGAACTAAATAAAATAAACCCTAGTTCTATAATCGAACTTTTTGAATTAGAACTAATAGTTGGTAAACATATTGCTACAGGAAATCCTATTAATTTACCTACTACTTACAGATTTCACGCTGGTGCTAATTTAAATAATTTTGGCGAAATCGAATATCAAAACGCTTTATATCAAAGACTTGCTTTAGAGGCAAAAGGATTTGAAAAAAAAAGTTCTGGTGTAGTTTCTAGACCTACAATAATGTTTTCCAATTTAGGTGGTATTGTTTATAACCCTACTAACGGACAGCAAATTACAATGAGTGATTTTTTAAATTTAGTAAATGCAGTTACTCCACATAATGATTTAATAGATGCAAAAATTACTAGAAAATTACCTTTAGCTTCTGCATTAGATGATGCAAACTTTACATCTGGTTCAAACCCTTTTAACACAACAGTAGATACAAGTAATGGTACAAGCGATAGATTAAAAGATGAAATTTATGTTATAGACAGAAAAGGTGTTGAAAACAGACAAATAGTTCAATTTGAATTAACAGCGGCACATGATTTAGAAAATAGAATTGTTCCCCAAAGGGTAATTACAAGAGATTTATTTCCAGCAGTAGGTAGGTTTATTTAATGACAGAGTACATTTGGTCTGAAGATGCTTTTAAACACGCACAACAAGTTTATCCAGAGGAGTGTTGCGGATTATTGTTAGATGTAGATGGCGTTGAAACATATTGGAAATGTAAAAATATATCAGGCACTTATAAAGAAAAATCTTTTGTAATCGACCCTTTAGATTATGCTAATGGTGAAGATTTAGGAGAAGTTCTTGCGATAATACATAGTCATCCAGACGGTGAAATGGTATTTAGTCATGCTGATAGAATGGCTTGTAAGTATTTAGATTTACCTTTTTACCTTGTTGAACCTAAATCTAAGTCTATTATTGTTGTATATCCCTCTGAAATAAATGATTAAATTAACAATTTATGGAAGATTAAGAAAATTTATAGGGCAATCTACTTTTGAAATTGCAGCTAAAAGTCCTAAAGATGCTTTTAGTTTTTTACTTAATAATTTTAAAGGTGTAAGAGAACATATTAAAGATCAAGAATATTGTGTTATGGCTGGTGATTTAAGAGTTACAGAAGAATTGCTCGATATGTACACTGAAAGTGATATAAAAATTGTACCTGTAGTTCATGGAGAGGTTTGGTGGTTAGCCGCTGCATTTTTAGGAGGAGGAGCTGCCGCTGCAGCAATTGGTGGTTTTTTTACAGCTACAATTTATGGAATATCAATAGCAAGTGCCTTAACAACAATTGGTGTTTCTTTTTTAATTTCTGGTGTAACTGATCTATTGACACCAGATCCTGTCAACCCAAATTTAAGTAGACAAGAAGATCCAAATGACCCTAGTTTTGCTTTTACAGGTTTGTTAAATAACTCTAAACAAGGAGTTCCAATAAACATTGTTTATGGCGAAATTTTAGTTGGAAGTACGTTAGTTAGCTCTTCAGTTGATACTTTTCAGGTAATAGCCGAGGAGTAACCAATGACTTTAGATTTACCAGATAATAGAGTTATAATTAGTGACTTAACAGAAGCTGGCAAGTTAAAATCTATTGATTTTGCTACTGTGGTTGATGTGTTATCAGAAGGTGAAATAGAAGGAAGTGCAACAGCCAGTAAAGACCGCGTAACAGATAAATCCAGTGCTGAATATTCACATTGTCTAATTAAAGATTTATTTTTAAACAAAACTGCGGTACTTCAAGCTGATGCTAATAATACAAGTCCACTAGCATCACAATTTAATTACCCTTTAGATAGGTTTCGTTTTGAAATGCAAGATGGGACAGCTAATAATACTGTTTTGTTTGCTGCAACTTCACAAAGTTCTGAAGTTATAACAGGTGACAAAAATCAAATATGTTCTTATCCAGTAGGAGGTTCACCTACACCCAGACAGGGAACTATCACTAATGTAAATATAGATACTGTTCAAATAAAAGTTAAATTTGATAATTTTTTTGTACTTAATACAGAAAATGGTAATAGAGATTCTACTAAAGTAAGAGTGCTTTGTAAGGTAAATCCTAATAATGGCACTGCTGTAACTGTTATAAATGATCTAGTATCAGGTAAAAGTTTTAACCCTTATAATAGAGATTACGGAATAGACCTAAGAATTGTATCAGGATATAACACAAATACATCTGGTGCTAGTGGTTCTTTTTTTCCAGTAGTTGTTAGCGTTGAAAGATTTAATGACGAGGGCGATAGTAATACTTTTAACACAATGCGATTAGCAGAAATAAGACAATTTATAAGAGAGCCAAACAATTATCCTCATGTAGCGTATTCGGCTTTAAGATTTAGCTCTGAATTATTCCAAACTACACCAGCTAGATATTTCCGTATTAGAGGAAAACTTGTAAAAATACCACATAATGCAACAGTCGATTATTCTAATGGAAGACTTACTTATAGTGGTACTTTTAATGGTACTTTTAAAGCACAAAAAGCATGGTGTAGTGATCCCGCTTGGATTTTATATGATTTATTAATTACACAATCTGATAGAAATGCTGACCAACAATATGGTTGTGGTATTCCAGAAAGTTCATTAGACCCATATACCTTTTACGGTGTTAGTAACTATTGCAGTGCTTTAGTTAATGATGGAAATAATGGTACAGAACCACGTTTTTCTCTTAATGTAAATATTAATAATAGACGTGATGCATTGTCTCTAATAAAAGATATTTGTTCAGTAATGAGAGCAATACCATATTACGAAGAAGGTACTATAAAAATTGCACAAGACGCACCTAAAAATCCAGATGCACCTAGTGAATTAACTTTTGATTATGTTTTTAACAATGCAAATGTAGTTGAAGGAGATTTTACTTATACTGGTACATCTTCAAAAACTAGATTTAATGTTATAAATATTTCATATTTTGATCTCGATACTCAAGAAATCGACTATGTAACTGTAAAAGATAGTGTTGCACAAACAAAATACGGAACACATACAAAAACAATTAATACTTTTGGCACAACTTCAAGAGGTCAAGCGCAGCGTGTTGGAAAGTGGTTTTTACAAACACAACAAAATCAAACTGAAACAGTAATTTTTCAAACAAATATTGCCGCTGGTTCTATTTTGAGAATAGGCCATATTATTGGCATTGCAGATAGAGTTAAATCAGGTATAAGAAGAGGTGGTATTGTAAAAAGTTCAACTACATCAACAGTTACTATTGATAGTGCTGCAGCTACAAATTTGCCAGCTTTAAATGATACTCCAGAAATCAGTTGTCTCTTGTCAGATAGTTCTGTAGCGACAAAAACAATAAGCTCTTACAATGGAAATATAGTAAATATTTCATCAAATTTTAGTTCAAATAATTTACCAGTTAACAACAGTCCATTTATTATAAATTCAGCCGCAGTCAATGTTCAAGCATTTAGAATTGTAAATATAAAAGAAGAAACAAATAAAACATATACTATTTCTGCAATTAACTTTAATGAAGGTAAATATGCTGCTATCGAAGATGGCGAACAATTACCAGCAAAAAATATAAATGTTGTCTCAAGTTTATTACCATCACCACAAATAATTGATAATTCAGATGGAACAAAAGCTATTCAAGAAATTATTGTATTAAATAATAATAGACCTGTGCCAAAATTATTTATAGATTGGGAATCTGTTTCGGGTGCATCAGGTTATCAATTAGTCTATACAAAAGATGAAGAAAACCCAGTTGTAATAAATACGCAGCAATCAGAGCATGAAGTATTACCCTCTGAAGCTGGTAATTATAAAATAGAAATTTATACAATAAATATTCAAGGTGAACGAAGTGCTACTCCTACTGTAACAACAGTAGATACAATAGGTCTTACAGCTAAACCAGAGAATCCAACAAATCTAGAAATAGAACCAATTAATAATGCACAGGTAAAATTAACTTGGACAAAAACTACAAGTCTGGATGTTGAATTTGGTGGATTTTGTGTTGTTAGGCATACACCTCGTTCAAAAGCATCAGCAACTTTCGCAGATTCTGATGAGATTAATGAATTTATAAACGGAGCAAGTAACGAAGCTATCGTACCAGCTTTACAAGGAACTTATAGTCTTAAATTTAAAGACTTAGGTGATAGATTATCAGAGACAGAGGCTAAAGTAGAGTTATCTTTACCTGAAATGTCTGATGAAGTATTGATATTAAGTCAAAGAGAACAAACAGCATTTTCTGGTAGTAAAACAAATCTAAGCGTAGTTTCTAATGCTTTACAACTAACAAACCCTGCAACATCATTAACTGGTTCTTATAACT